ATCAGCTTCAGGAACTCATCGCATCCGTTATTATCCAATGAAGCATCGAACACTTCATCAAGAATCAGTAGGTTTGTGTTGGCACTGTTTTTCATACGAGCGATCGCGCGCCAAGTAAACAACAACGCCAAATCAATACGCATCTTTTCACCTTCACTGAAAGACGCATAGGTAAAGTCGTCGCGATGGCGAGAAAGAATACGTTCTTCGAAATTTTCATCAAGCTCAAACTTCACAAAGAAATCCATGGCAGCAAGATACTTATTCACGAGTGTGTTTATAACAGGAACATACTGTTTAATGATACGCGACTTAATACCACTATCACGCAGAATAGCAGTAGCAAGATCAAACATTTCAAACTCGCGGAGTAAATCGGCTTTCTTATCAAGAAGTAAACGCTTATCATCAAGCAATTTGTTTATGATCTCATCATTAAACGACCGATTGTTTATTGCATTATCTTCGATTTCTTTAGTCCAGAGTGATATTTCTTTTTGGGTCGATTTAATGTTTGTTTGAGCATCACGGAGTAAGTGTTGAGAATCGCTAATCTTTCTTTGAATCCTAGTGATTTCAGATAATCTAGTTTCGGATGTTTGTAGTTCGGATTGCATTTTCTCAAGTGCCGCTTCGATTTCATCAATAATTTTTTCTTTTTCTTTGATCTTTTCAGACTTGAAGCTATCAGTGATGTTTTGCGTACAAGTTGGGCACTCGTCGTTGTCTGTGTAAAACTTTATTGTTTTTTTCGCATTAGTGCGCTTCTTTTCTAGATTAGACTCGAGATTAAGTATCTTTTGTATCCGTGATGATACTACGTCTTTATCAGTTACTTCTTCCAATAAAACATTGATAGAATCTTCGAGATCAGCAACTTCCGCTTCGTATGACAACAATCGCTTACGAGCAGTTTCAATGCGGTTATGATACTCATCGGTTTTGTCTTCGTTTTGTTGTTTGAGGTCATCTCTGAGTTTTTCTTGAATGGAAATACCTTGCCCATTGTTTTCTATATCTCTTGCATTCAGCTTTATGTTTTCTTTGCTGGTTGCTACTCTTTCTTTGAGTAACATAGCCATCGAAGAAAACACGCCAATATCCAAAAGATCTTCGATAACTTCACGTCTTACATGTGCCGCAAGCTGCATGAACGGCACAAACGAAGTTGAACCTAAAATAACAATCTGACAAAATGACTTCATGCTCAACTTAAGAATATTTTTCTCAAGCGATTCCTGATAGTCACGAGCGGCAGCATCTTGGTCTAGTAATCTGCCGTCTTCATATATCTCGAACACATTTGGCTTGATACCACGAATAATCTTATATGAGTGATCACTTGTGCTGAATTCAATCTCAACCACAGCTTCACGCTGATTTACGCTATTGATAAGCTGATCCTTCTTGATCTTACGGAACGGCTTACCATAAAGACCGAAGCATAGCGCGTCAAGCACAGTAGACTTACCCGCACCGTTTTCACCAACGATGAGAGTAGAGTCGTTTTTGTCGAGCTGGATTTCTGTGAATGCGTTACCAGTCGAAAGGAAGTTTTTCCAGCGCACCTTTGTGAAGTGAATCATTTTTTCCCGATAATGTCACGAGGATGATCCTGGTCATCCCATCTATAACGTCCAATCAAGTTTAGAACGATCTTTTTGCTGGTAACGACAGACTCAAAAACTTGGACGCCCTGACGGCGCTCAAGATATCTATATTCATTACCTTCGCGATCGATATAGATTTCGTTGGCTACAAATTCCATTAACCAGTCTCCATATTCAAAGCCTCATGATAAAGCGAACGCATCAGATTGTCAAGTTCTTTGGTGTCAACATTAGTTTCAAGACCACCAATATATTTGGATAATATGGTTAGTGTATCTTCTGCTTCATTAACCAAATCTTGTTCACTAATCTCATCCATATGGTGGTGATCTTCAACGATAGATATTTCAATCGGTCCAGCTTCGTATAGTTTGCTTGTGAACAAATCAAAACCAAATGGATCTTCTTTACTTTGAACTATGAGTTTCACGAATGAACCTTTATACTGTTCAAAATCATGATCAAGTAAATTCTTGTTGCGCTTATCATCATACCATACTTTATTGAACATACGATATGGATTACGAATAAAAGTCAGATCGCGCGTTTGCGTATCAAAGATATGAAATCCTTTGGGGTCGTTGTAATCACTCCAAGTAAATTCAGAATGGTTGCCGAGATAATGAATGTTACCATTGGAGGACCGATGATGATAATGACCACTGCATACCAAATCAAACCGACCAAAAACGCTAGGATCATCTCCATGACTTTGAGGAGATCCACGATACATTTCGAATCCCGATATTTCCAAATGTCCCATAGCAATTTGCGCATTAGTAGTCCTCAGCTTTTCCATAGTTGCCGTTCTATTAGCATCGCAAATCCATGGAATCATAAGGATGTCGGTTCCGTCAAATTCACAGGTTTCGGCGACACTATCATAAATGATTGTGTTGTCATAACGCCCAACAATAAGTTCACGCAACGCATTTACTTCATTTGTATTCTTATAGTATGTGTCGTGATTACCAGCAATGATGTGCATAGTAATACCACGATCACGAATAGGCATCAAGAAATCTTCATTGAGTCTCTTGGATGTGTTTATATTAACATATTTACGACGATCAACAACATCGCCAAGATGTATGATTGTCCCCACTCCGTTAGAATCAATGTAAGGATAAAACACATTATCAAGAAATAACTTATTAGCATCAAGAAATGCTTGTTGGTCATTGCGCACCCCCCAATGGGTATCAGTAATCAAAGCAATCTTCACTCGGAATCCTTTTTTTGTTCAACCAGTTGCTTTATATCAACAACTGTTTCGCGCTCAATAATATCAATGATAAAGTTGGTAATATCTATTTCTTTCTGAATAAAGAATAGTTTATTTTTGAGTTTCTCCAGTTCTTCGTTGTAGAACCGCAACTCATCCTCTTTCTTTTTACGAACTTCGTAAATGTCTGATAGAAGAATTATTTTACCCATATGATACTACGTTGTTGCTTGTTTGTCAACCTTTTTGTTGCGTTTCATGTTCTTGCTGGCTTCAAAGTCAGCCATGAACTTTTCCATCTGCTCCTGCGACCATTCGCCATACTTGATATCTGTATCGTAAGATGTTCTATCGCTAGTCTGTGATTCCGACGTTTCGCCCATAACATTCGCATATTCAATAGCAGCATACTTCGTATAGAGATGCTTCTTTTCCTTTTGAATACGGCGGATAAAAGCAAAGTAGATAATCTGTGTGAAGTATGCAAAAGGATTCTGTGATTTGGCTGGATCAAAGTTATTGATATACAACAAACAATTTTCGATACCATCTGAAATCATTTCATCGCGAAACGTATAGTTCGCAAAGTTCGGACGATATGCAAGATGTGTAGATATCTTCATAATACTTTCGCCGATATAATGTGGAATGCGTGGAGGCTGCTTACCAATAGATTTATTTTCTTCTACCTTCGCCTTAAATTCAACCATCGCATTGTATAAGTCTTTATTGTTCACATAGTGTTGTTTTTTCTTAGTCATTAGTGTATAGTTCCTATTGCTGTGTTTGCTAAATTGGTCAAGAGCTCATTTCTGCGCTTTATCAGTTCTTGCATATAATCGCGTTCGCGCTGCTTACTTTGGCTAGAATCTATGGTATTAAGATAACGCCCAGCAACTTCTTCATCTACAATCATATATGTGATGATATTCTTTTTATCGACTCTAACCTTTTCGTGCAAAAGGGAATCGAAAGGAAACCAACGCATAATAGTTGGCGTGACGGTAAAGTTCATTGGATTTTGAACTAGCTCTACGACGTATGGTTGTGTGATCCATAAGCAGTCAGGATCGTCGCCAATGAGCATACACAAAAGATCATCACCATTATTCATCTTCAGAAAAAAGACTTCGCCCTGTAGATCCATTGTCGCTCCTTAGTTTGATAGCATGTAACTCGTACGGAAATCCTTCTGCACTATACATACGGACTCGTTCAATTAAATGATTCAGCGTATAATTTTTCTTTTTATTATAAGTCAAATTGTCTGCTATGTCAAATAAAATACAGCTATCTTTTGTTTCTGATACACGCAATCCGCGACCAATTGATTGTAGTGTACGAATACGACTTTTGGTTGGGCTTGCAAATATCACATTATGTAGATTCTTTATATTTATTCCTGTTGAATATGTGCCATAAGAAGCAATAATTATAGCATCAGTTTCTTTTTCTACTATAGCACGAATCTCTTCGCGGACGTCACCCTTTACGCCGCCATGCACAAAAAATACTTTGCGATTTGCTTTTTCACTAATCATTTCATGTAGTATTGCTCCATGCTTTTCAACATAAGCATAGAGAATAAGTGTGTTACCGTTTAGAGATAATGCTAGATTACGAATGAATCTGTTGCGAGGAGCGTATGATATAATGTGTTCAATTTCTTCCTGATACGAACAAGAAGCTAACTGCTGACATATTTCTTTTGGGTGATTTAATGTTAGGACTTTTACTTTGAGTTCTGCCAGCTTACCGCTATCAATAAGTTCTTTTGTATCAATGATCTTATGCGCGGGACCAAACAGTCCAGTAAGGACTAATTCGTTGACCTGTGAGCCGTCTAGCGTTCCAGTCAAACCAAAACGATATTTGGTATTGACCATATTAGTCATAATCTTTGTGAGGCTCTGTGCTTTGAATAAGTGAGCCTCGTCTCCGATAACTACATCAAAATCTTCGAAGAACTTTTTTGGCATTTCATAAACTGATTGCCACGTTGTAATCACTATATCATGATCAGTTGTTTTTTCTTGTCCGCCAAATATCTTATGAATATTTGACTCACTATCAAAACCGTAATCTTCGAAGTCAGAATATAATTGATGAACAAGTGATATGTTAGGAACTACAATAAGAGTTCTTGCATTATACCAACGTGTTATCAGATATATGATTAATGATTTACCAGAAGCAGTAGGAGAAACAAGAACACCCCTGCTGTTACGAATTGCAAGAGCAAATGCTCGTATTTGATGATCATGCGCCTCGAAAGGGAGATTGAGCGATTTTGAATAGGTCTTGGCTTCGTCAAGCGATAATGCCTCAGTTGCACCGAAGTCGCATTCTATAGTGTAATCACGTTCTTGAGCAAAACGAGTTAGTTCTTCAACCAACCCAAGATACGTTTGCATATTACGCGAGTTTAATAAACGTATCTTTCCGTCCCATACTCTTGCTTTGAACTTGGGACTATATTTTGCTCCAGGGACTTCGAATGTCAGGTGTTCAGATAGTTCCCGCGCAATACTTGATTCACATTCAACACGCATCCACGCTTCATTGACTTTATGCAAAACGATGTCAGAATCCATTTGTGAATTTCCGCCATTCGATTGCGCTTTTTATGTCATATCCGCGCTTATGCACTGCTTTCATAATCTCAACAATAACTTCCACCTTTTCTTCAAGAACCGCAATACGAGTATCTATCTTTACGATATCGTCGTCGGCTTCAACATAATCATGTACATTTTGTCGCAATACTTTATTTAGGTATGGTTCGCGATTAATGCGTTCCAGGTCCTCAGGGTTGTTTAGATTGCCAAGATAATACTCACGCAATGTAGCATAATGAGTCTTACGATTAATGCGTAATGCTCTCAGCTGAGATCTTGCCTCGCTGAGCATACGATTATACTTGGCGTGAAGTGAGGAAATGTTGAGCGAATCAACGTCCAAGTTGAGGTCGTCATACTTGGCGTCTTTTTCCCAAAGTTCATAGAGTTCTTCTAATTTCATGAATTCATTCTATATTATTATTTCATAGTTGTCAAGATATATTATTTCATTGACAGTTTGAATATTCAACGATATAATGATGGTTGTAACCAGGGGTCACTATTAGATATCCAATTGATACTTACGATAACGGAAAGTAGCAGTTGCTTCAAGATATTCAACGTCTGTATTGGTAGATTCGAAAGATAGTTCAGTGAGGCTGATTGGGAAACAGTCGTAGAAAAAGATAGTCTTATTGAAGTTCTTGTTGCTGGTCATGATATTTAGTGTAGCATCAGAAATGAATGTAGTATAGTATCCAATAGGTCGTGCGCCGATTTGTGTTCTGCGAATATCTTCGGATAAATCACGAGTTTGTTTTAGTTCGTCGGGATGCCCCAAACCTTCCATCCAAGACTGGATTTCGAAGTAATTTGTAAGATCTTCATCTACCTTGAATCTAATATTCAGCGGATCGTAGGTAATACGATCGCCAGGACGCGGAATCGCAGCAAATGGAGTTGGTGATTCAATAGCACCAACTGCAATAGCAGGTACAGTAACACTCTGGCAGAAATAGTTCACGTTCGGTAGACGCTTGATAGCAAACCGAAAGTTATTCTGACCAAGAAAGTTTAGATTGTTTGGTTGATTATCTTCTGCGCTCATACGTCTATTTATAATAAAAAAAGGGGAGAGCCGAAGCCCTCCCCCACGCTGGATTGTCTCCAGTCTTTTTTATTACATAAGGTTGCTGACACCAACAAAACGATAGTAGTTGTTGTAGCCCTTTGTAGCAGGATTGCCGATAACGCCATCACCAGCTGTCGTAGCGAATGGATTGTTGACCATGCCGTAGCGGGTCTTGAAACCAATCTTTGGCTGGAATGAATTCTCGCCAACTGCACGAACCATCTGAAGAGGAACGTATGGGCAGTAGAACATACCAGCATCAAAGGCTGAAGAACCCTTGTAGCCGAGTGTGAAATACTGCAGACCTGAAGCTGAAGAGAAGTAGGGGTCAATATAGACCTTGATACGACCATTCAGAACGCCAGCAAAAGTATTGCCAGTGTCATCAACGTTCAGGTTGTTTGAGAGAGCAGGTGTATAGTCAAGAACGCCAGCCATCTGCATTGCTGAAGCAACGTCTGATGAACAGATCATGACGTTACCCTTGCCACGACGGGTTGACTTGGCAATCTGGTTAGCTTCACGCTCGATCTGGAACAGAAGACCCTTGAACTTCTCAACCATCCAGCGACCGTTTGAGTCAACGTCAAGATTAAATGTACCAGCTGATGTTACATTTTCCTGAGCGCCAGCAGCAGCCTGGAAGTTGATTGTGCGGATAACTTCGCGGTTGATTTCAGCGAGGATTTCAGCAGACAGAATGTTGGAGAGCTCGGTTTCGGCATCAAGACCGTGAATAGCCTTGAGGTCCTGAGCGAGTTCCATTGTGTATTCTGCCTTGAGGGCGCGTGAAACGGCTGTTACTGCAACCTTTTCGATTGAGAATGCCATTTCCTGGAACTCGTTTGTACCAGTAGCATCGCCGAGACGTTCAGCCTGAGCGCGTGTCATACCAGTTGAAACTGAGTAACCAGTAGCAGCTGAAGACAGGCGAGTTGTAGGATCATTGCTTGCCTGAACCTTGCCGCCTGAAGTGTTACCAACAACAAAGCGTGAAGCAGTGTTACCAGCAGCTGAACCAGAGAAGGTTGTGTTAGCTTCGTTGAAGAGAGCTTCTGAACCACCCTGTGTGCCGTAACGTGAACGCATTGCGAAGATAAGACCAGTTGGACCAGTCATTGGCTGTACGCCGCAAACGTCATAAGCAATGAGGTT